AATGCTTTGTCTAGCACATCAAATTCAATGTGATCAATTGGACTTTCCGTGATCACAATTCCTAGTTGATCTATGCGATTGTATTTCACTCCTCTTCCTCCTCGTCATCCTCGTCATACATGGAATTCTCAATTAATTCGTGGATCTTGACCTGAAGGATGCCAATCATGCTTGCCAATGGCAGATCGAACTCGGCAATGTAGGTATCAATCAACTTATCTATTTTATTTTGTAGTTCTGTTATCTGATCTGAGTCTTTCATGTTCCTCCTTTAGTTGGTGAATTTTACCATTTTTGTTCCAAACTCTCACGTTTCCTAGTTCTTCAAACTGGAAGTCCCACTCCTCTTTTGTGATGCGTCCATGAATATAGTCCTCGTTGGATTTCCGCTGCGCTTCTTCTCTTGTCATGTCCAATGATCCAATGGACATCTCTCCGTGTCCATAACCAATTTTATTTCCATGTTGCATCCGCAAACACCGCACTTCCCAGCCCCACTGAATGCCGTGGGATCGTAGTGAACGCACTGGTTACATATAATTAAACGCTCCTCAATCTGCTCCTCGTTCCGAATAGGCATACCTGCGCGGACGAATGCCGCTGCACTTTTTACGAAGCTAACTGCTTTCTGCGCTATGTTTGGTTCAATCATTTCATTCCAAAGATACTCTTCAGTGCATCTACACTAGCACTGCTGCTATGATATGGTCTTGGTTCGTCTTTACATTCTTCTTCTCCATCGTACATTGCAACATCCCAAGTCGTATCGAACAACTTACGCAGTCCCTTCGCAGACATGGTTACGTTCCCACGTCCGTTGAACGATGGGTTCTTGTTGCTGTACACTTTCCAGAGTTCTTCCTTTGTCATACGTTAATCAGTGCAATGTTGAATTCCGCTGCAAGCAGTGTTGTTGATTCATCTGTTGGATACGTCTCACGATAGACTATGCGTTTAATGCCGTAAGATGCAAGCGATTTCAGGCAGTTGTTACATGGCAGTGTTGTTGATGCCAGCAGATAGCACTCCAGTGGCTTAACATGACGCAAGGCATTCTGCTCTGCATGGACAACGTAATTCCTACGCTTTTCTCTGCAACTCCAGTCTTCCTCCATGTGCGGAGGGAATCCATTATACCCACACGATGCAACAGTGTTGTCATGCCGCAACAGCACCGCCCCAACCTGCCTCCAAGGGTCTTTGCTCTTCTTGGCTACAACCTCCGCTATCGACAATGCGTATTCGTCCCAGTTCATTTATGTACTTCCCCCATATGGTCTTCCAGCCAGTAGACTGCCTGACCAGAATCACGCACATCCTCAGGGAAGATGCACTCGTCTGATATGATTCCGTTTAACTGCAATGCGTTCATCACTTTAGTTGCGTTGAGCTTCTTGTATTCAATGTAATGTTCAAGTGTGTTCACTCGTCGAACCCTTTCAGTCCATCGTATACAACATACAGTATAATAGCTGCTAATACGATATAGCCGATAATATATCCCATATATGATCTATTGGCAGGACTCACACTCTGGATCTTCGATGCGGCAAGTCCGTTCGACCTTTACTCCGTCCAAGTCATCGTCATCCTTCAATGCAACTGGTTCCTCGATCATGTCTAGCTTATCTGCCCGTGCGATTGCTGCTGCATTAGTATAGCGTTTCTCTGGATACCTCTTCGACAGCTTCTCTACGTTAGCTTCCATGCACTCGTTAAGCGTCAAGCCCAACTCATTAAGCAAACCAGTCAGGTAAAACAGGATATCTCCTGCCTCTTCCCGCACGTTGTCGAAGTCCAACTGCTTCTGGTACACTGCGTGTTTCTTCACCGCATCCAGCAACTCACCCGCTTCGCCACTCACTCCCACTGCCATGTGGAGGATGGATGCTTGAAGAGGTGTTAGCTGGACAAGGATATCATGCCCGGGCTTAACGATGGACTGCACAAACTGCTCGTATGGTGTACTTAATTTCATTTTGTATGTATGTTATAGTATGCCTTGCCGAAGCAACCTGCTTCAGCTAGGTTCACTAACCTTCCCTCACTACCTATAGCCTCGTCAAGCATCTTTTTAGTTATCATTTGCGGATGCCCATCATGTGGCTCGATATCAACCCATTCAAAGATGCGAAGAACCTTTGCTGCTCGCAATGCGTTGCTGATGATTAATGCAGGGTCATCAGTATGCTGGAGACAATTGTAAATCCAGCACTCATCGAACCCATCTTCCGCTACGTCCTCACCTCGCATCACCAAGCACTCAACACCATGCTCATGGTAGCGAGCGTAAGTCCATTGTGGGTACTGGAGCGGATCCACCACCAATGCCCTGCCAAGTCCCTTTGATTTGAGCAGCATCGACGTAGGCCCACCACCTATGTCCAGCACTGACTTGCCTGACAGACTGAACCCGTAGCCAACCTGATGCAGTCCCATGTATCGAGCGTAGACGTAATGCTTCTGGTCTTCGTCGAACGTATTGCAGCAGTCACCCCAGTACTGCGATTCAAACGTGTAGTCGCTCATTTCAGTTCCTCCTTCAGCTTGCGATAGTGTGCAACTGCTTGGGGCCACAGGTCATGCCAACCTGATGACTCTACTAGCTTAGTAGCGCAATCCTTCCATCTGTCACGCTCCTTGGTTATCTTGTCTATCTCTTCTGTTGTATCGTTCATATTGTTTTTGTTTGTGATAAATAATGGGTAGTATTTGTCACAAGGTTTGTTAGTGATTGGATGGGTAAGTCATTGTCATTGCATCGATTCCGTTGCCATCAGCATACCACCCTGCTCCATTGTACACGTCTAGCACGTCTTGGAAGTACTTCTCGTACCTCGGTGCAACCTTCTCAAGCGTGAAGTTCTCACCGAACTTGCGGCAGTCCGCTGGTCTGATCTTATCAATGTTTTTGATAGCATCGACGTAATCACCCATCGTCCTGCATCGATACCCAGTGACTCCGTGGAGGTTGTTCTCAGCGAAGGATCCCCAGTCAGACGTGATGGTTGGTGTTCCGCTCAATAGGTTCTCAATCTGGACTCCACCGAATGGTTCCACATACTGGCTAGGGAGGAATGATGCTTTAGCTTTAGACATGAGTTCTTTGCGCTTAGGAACGTCAGCATAACCAACATACTCCACATGGGGTGGGAATGTATACCCAGCCTCGCATTGACCCGCTACAACCAGTTTCACTCCTGCTCTGCGCGTTGCATCGATTGCGATATCTACACCCTTACCAGAGTAGACCCTGCCCAAGTACAGGAAGTAATCCTCCTTCTTGTCGTTGAAGGTGAAGTCATCGATATCAAAATAGTTGGGGATCACCACGGAATAGTTATCCTGCTGGCATCTTCCCACTGCACCCATACCGCAGAACGCATGGTAGATGGCATAGCTCTCCCAGACCTTCCACTTAGCCCAGTGACCACCAGCGTACCCTATCCCCGGCTCAACTACGATCATATCATGTTGGTGTGCATCACATATCGGTCGTACTCCAGACCCCCAAAATGGAAGAATAAAGTCGTTCTTTTTCTTTCTAAAACCTACCTCCCGAATGGCATTGGCATAGAACGTTTGGTATGCATGGTCACCAGTGTCGAACTTGAAGAAAGTCTTGCGCCAGTCATGACTGCCATAGCTCTTGGCAAAGTCTTCGTTGGTTAGGACGCTGACGTGTTCAGTGCAACCCAGAAGGCTATCCTCATGCCCATAGTGGATGACCTCATGGCCTCTGTTGGTCATCATCTTGCCAAATTTGACCACCTTCTGCGTGTAGGCACAGGCATTAAACTCTTTGGATGTAACTGTGTGCGGAAGCCCTAGTGCGTGGAATCTCATTTTTGTTGTTTTCATTATGTACTACTGCTGTTATGTGAAGTTATTGGTTATTTTCCCTATTCTTTAGCTTGTTGATCAAGGACTTCTGCTTATTTACGTCATGTTGCAATTCGTGGATGATTTGCCGTAATTCTCTAATCTCCTGCTTTTGTTGCTGGATTATACGCATCTCTGGTGTTATCTCATGCGCTTTCATAGGTTCTCTAGGATCTCGGTTAGTTTCGCTTTCATGTTGTTGACTTGTTTGAGTCTCTGGTAATCTTCCGCACTGACTTCATATGTTGAGTACCTATGCAGGCACTTCTGGTTATTGCAGTATCTCCGTCTCGAAAATCGATTGCCATGATCACGGCATTCCATAACGTGAGTTGTAGAACTGCATTTGGGGCATAATTTGACCATTTATTGATAAACCCTAGATATGGGGTATTTGAAAAAAGTTAACACAATATGGTGATTTTTATCGACAAGATTGCTGATTTTGTGGTTAAAATGCATTAGCAGATCGTTCGCTATCCCACATGATCCTCTCCAGTCGCTTCGATCCGCAGTTGCTTCTCCTCTGGTTCCCTACCCTCGATTAGCTCAATGGGTTCAGCACTACGATCACCGATTGTGAATGTGACGTTCAATGGTTTGGCATTCGTGTTCTCGATTTCGATTTTGTCTCCGTACTGACGTGCGTTCCACTTACCTAGTAGACGGATACGAGTGTCAATTCTGACCCTCTTCTCCTGAGCATCGAGCATAGGATCATCAGCTATGCGAATGCAGTCATCAGCGATTGCGTGAGTACCTATTTTGCGTGAGAGATGAGATTTATTGCGGAATTCTTCGTTTGAGCATTCCCAACGCCATACTGTTGAGTAGTTTGGCATACCTTCGAGATTACAGATGGATGAGAGTGTTTGACCCATTGCGAGTCTCTCGCAGATTTCATCTCCGAGAGCTTCGTCGTACTTCGGAGGTGTGCCTACTTTGCGTGATGGTTTAAAGCTCATGTGGTGGTTGCTTGGGTTTAGGTTTACGCTTTGGTAATCCTGACTTCGGTTCGTTGCTCTGCTTGAGTGCGGACTTTAACTTGCGTGAACGTGATTTCGACGCTTTCTGGGTTATCGTCTGGGATGAGTTTGGAGTATCTAATTTGGTCAATGAGAGGTTTGCAGCCTCCAGCAAGATTATCGACATCGAGAGTCTTGGTTGAGAATCTTGTAATTCCGAGAGTGTACTGCGGATTGCGTTTAGCAACGCAGTCCTTGCTAGTTTCTTTTGCTTTGTGTACTTTGACCAGTGAGCGTTTAGGAGCGTGTTTAACGAGGGTGTCAAGTAGCCTGCGAGATGGAGGTTTATAGTTGTCTGCATAGTAGTAGTGTCCGTCAGGAGCGAGAGTGTAGCCTTTCTCTTTGAGTTGTTCAGTTGTCCAGTTCATATCGGGTATAGTTGTACATGATTGTGTGGGATTATACCTTATCTAGCTCAATCTTTCGACTTGGGAGTGCCATCTCCACCCCTTCCAAGATCCATGTGATTGCTTTCTTCTTGGTGATAGTATTGACAATCCACCATGTGCTTTGCAGGTGTAAGTTGTTTCCCTTTTGCCTTGTTTATGCCATTGAACATCATCAAAATCAAAAAGAGTTTCATTTTCTCGTATGAAATGCATTAAGTTCTTAAAATTGTATACTTTATTTGATGGTGAAACAAGCCTCCATATTTTTGAACATTGATTCATTGGCCCCTTTTGCGCTCGCGGATCTGTTTTTTTAAATTCTTCTAATTCTTGTTTAATTCTTTCTTTTTCCCAATCTGCGTGTGGTGTTTTTCTTGTAATTCGACCACTTAGTTTCTTGGAATTTATTTCTCCGATTCTTTTTTTTGTTTCATCTGAAAGTGGCTTGTGAACTAATTCTCCGCTTGCGTATCTTTTTTTAAGAGTTGCACCCGCTCTCTGTATTGATTCTTTTGAATTTGGTTTTCTTGTTCCAGAAGACCACTTTCTTTTTAATGAGATTGATAGTTTTTCAATTGATTCTTTTGTCATAATTAGTTGTTCATTTGATTGGTAGAGTCTCGATTGGGTTAAGTGCGGACTGTGGAACGAAGTAGCAGTCTGGATCTCCCTCTACGAAGTACTCTGCCTTCTTGCCATGCTCAGGGTTGATCCAGCCTCGCAGGGTTGCCTTGAGTCCGCTGATTGTAACGAACACAAAGATGTAATCGTTATTAGAGGAATCGTACAGAACAAGATGCCCGTTTGCGTGTTCTGTGGTGCGAACCTCGATGGATGCACCTATGTCTGCTGCTTTGGTTATTTGCAAGGTGGAACTTTGCGTTAGTCCCGTGAACTTACTTACAGCAATCTCCCCTAGTTCACCGAGGATGCTGTCTGCCAGTCTCTGTGTCATTTTGCGGTAGGACTTGCCTCCATGATCGTGTCCCATGCGCTTGTTCTTAATGGCAACCAACTGCCGCACTGCACCCTTAGTTGCTGCCACCATGAAGTCCTCTGCTGTTAGTTCGATGATCATCGTGATTGCTGGATGAATTTGAGTGCGATTGCCATTAGCTCAGGATAGTCCCGTAGTGCCTCTAGGTAGTTCTTGAACATATCATCAATAGCCTGTTCAGCGAACGGGTCAGGAACGATGTCGCATTTGACCTGTGCGTCCTCCAGATCCTTGTTGGCTGCTCTTAGTGCAAATATCGCAGCGGAGCAGAATACGGACAATTGTGCGGCAATGGAGCGATAGTCCTTATCGCACTCCTTGAGTCGTTCTACCTCAGACGTGTATAGTGGGTCGTTCATTTTAGTATTTATAGAATGGATTTAGAGGGTTTGGTTTACTGACTTTATTATCACTAGAAGCATTCCTTATGAATTCCACATAGTATTCTTTAGCACACTTTAGTGCCTCATCACGTTCCAGTTCTGTTCTCGCTGCCATGTCAATAGCGCACTTCCATTTGTTCTCCCAACCCTCAATACTTTGACTTAGTTCTCGATTTTCAAATGTTAATCTCAATACCTCGTCTTGCGAATCTCGCAAACTTTGCCATGCGGCACTTAGTTTCTCCCGCGCCTCGTCACGCTGCATTTCCATATCTAACAATTTGCATTGAGTCTGAATTAATTCTATATGTGTTCGATGATGGAATTTGGTTTCCTCCTCCAAATGCTTCCGCGCCTCGTCTCGCTCGCGCAAAGCCACAGAAAGCGGAGTGCCGCAAGCGTGATTGGTTGCTCCCTCCAAATAGCGAATGCGATTTGCTTGACGATTAATCTTCTCCCGCGCCTCGTCGCGTTCGCGTTCCAGCCTAGCCAACTCACTTGTGGAGCGCAACTCCAGTTCAGTTAACCTGTCTGCCAGTTGCTTTGCGTCCAAGTAGTCTGTTATAATTTCGTTCATATATTTATAAAATGGGGTGTGAGGTTTTATGTAGTTACCTCACAGGGTCAAATGATAACCAGCCCACATAGTGGCCGCTACAATCCCTTAAAATTATTTATATGTTAAGTCCAAGTCCAAACATCAGTGATTTCTGGAAGTTCGTTATATACTGAACTTTCTGCAGCACAAGCTGTTTCGATTGCTAATTCCATTGCTTGTCGTGCAACCCAACATTGGTCACCTTCGTCTAGTAAATCGCTTGTCCATATCGCTGCTAATAGTCTTTGGTCAGAACATATTTCTGTAAATATTTTCTTCATTTGATCAACATATTCATTAGCCATGCAATTGCTAAGTTGTTTAATCAATTCTTCTTTTTTTGATTCTTTTTTTGTCATAATATTTATTTATGGTCAGCGTTTTTTCGGATGGTAGAAATAAAAAATGTGGCTGTGGTTTTTGGGGTCACAGCCAACCCCCTTTGCCCCTGCTGATCGGGAGTTCCCAACCTAGCGAGGAAATCCTGTTAACTGCGGGACTGACCTATGCAGAGTAAATAGGAAAGCAAATATCATAGGTCAAAAAGGAATTTCCGATCCATCGTCATCCTTGGCCCGTGCTGGAGCAGATTTGGCCTTTGCGGGCTTTTTATCTCCAGCCTGTACATTCTTAGCATTACCAAGAATTGGAAGCTGCACACCATTCTCGCGATCTTCTTTTGAGATCGATTGTTTTACCATGTAGTCACCATAATCTGACTGAGATTCAATCAGGATGAGATCACAGAATAGTGCCTTCTCACCATTTTTGCGGGTGATTGCCTTGAAGCGTTCTTTGTCTAGTTTTGTTACGTCGATACTTAGTGTTATCATATTTTATTTACTTTTATGCGGCTTTTAATGGTTGCCGCTTACCAAGTCTGCATTTGTTTGCAGAAAGTGTTATGTTATGGTTAGTCGCTCCAGCAATCGTAACTTCCTTCGTAGACATATCCATCTTCGTTCTTCGTTTCGTTGAAGGTGAACGATTGTCCAAACATATCGTGAGAAGCACAGATAGACTCGATGATTTCTTTGGATAGATAGGACTTCGACGTGATACGGAATGTTCCCCAGTCCCGTGTGCCTCGGTCGTTGCGAGACTTGTCAGCCTCGACTGTGATTACGTTTAGTTGTTTCATTTGATATGGTGTATTTATTTAGCTAACGGCACTACATCTAGGGTTAAAACTCAAACTCGTCAACAGAATTTTCTTCGATGTGTGAAAAATATTTATTGTAGATTTCTATTGCCAGATTGTACTTTTCCTGAGCGTCCGCAAACCTAGATTTCATGCGGATCTGCCAGATTGCTGTTGCAGTGTCTAGCAGAATGCAA